GTCTAAGCTTTTCAAGGAGAAAGACAAATGCCACAATTTTCAGATGACCTATTCCTAGGTCCAGCACAAACTTACATGGGTACTAACCCAACAAACACAGAAGCTGTGTTCTCTGGTTCAGTATCTGGTACAACTTTAACTATTCTTGCTCAGTTATCTGGCGACCCTATTGTTTTGGGTCAATATATCGCTGGTACAGGTATTACTGCTGGTTCTTATGTAACCGCATTTGTATCTGGTTCAGGTGGAGCAGGAACTTATACAGTTAGCGCTTCTTCAAGTGCAACTGGCACAATCAATGTGTTCGCTTCTGGCAATGCATATTTAGGCGACCCATCTCCAATGTCTTTGGGTGTAGGTCCATTAGGTCGTGTATATTTGTGGGATTTAATTCCACAAGCATTGGTTGCTAATAACATTGCAACCGCTCAAACCACTTCTTCTACCATTGCTTTAACTGCTGGTACAGCCACTAAATCAGTTGTGAACTTTGCTGGTCAAACAGTAATTCAACTTGATTGCGCTCGTGCAGTAAGTATCGTATCTGGTACAGGTACTTTGACTAACCGAAATGTAACTATTACTGGATTTGACTATTATGGTCAGCCAATGAGTGAAGTTATCGCTACTGGTACTGTTCAGTCAACAACTGTTCCTGGCAAAAAAGCTTTTTACCAAATCCTGTCAGCATCTATTTCAGGCGCTTTGGGAGCAACTATTGCTATCGGTACTACTGACATACTTGGCTTGCCAGTTCGTGTTGTAGATGCTGGTTACTTGGTTGGTTTAGGTTGGGCTAATGCTTCTACTCGTGCTACTGTGACTTTCACTCAAGCTGATACAGCTGTTGCAACCACTGGTACTGGTGATGTTCGTGGAACTGTTGTTCCTTCTTCATCTACCAACGGTACAAGTCGCTTAGTTGTGACTATTGGTTGTAACGCAATCATGTGTGGTCCAAACGCTACTCGTGTTGGCGCTCTTGGTGTTAACCAAAACCTCGTATCTTAATCGGAGATAAATCATGGCAACTAAATTTAGCCGTATGCCTAAAATGGAAACTACTGAGCCTTCAGTAGATGAAGTTGGCGAAGGTATGAAAAAAGGTGGTAAAACTAAGAAGATGGCTATGGGTGGAAACCCAATGGCTGGCTTCCCTGCTCGTCCAAGGGCTCGTATGGCTCCTCAACAAGCTATGGGGCGTGCTCCTATGCAAATGGCTATGGGTTCTGAACCTCCTTCAGTTATGCGTAAGAAGGGTGGAGAAGTAGAAACCAAAGCTGAAGCTAAAGCTGAAATGAGGAAGATTGGCAAAGTTGAGAAAGAATTAAAATCTCACGAGTCAAAACCTGCTTCTAAGGGTCATAAAGGCTTGAAATCAGGTGGTGCTTCTAAGTTTGCTAAAGACAATACCCCAGGCGGTCTTTTGGGTGGTGTTAGCGCAACTCGTGCCAATAGCAAAGGTACAACTGGTGGTATTGAGCTTACTGGCTACAAAAAAGGTGGCAAGTTGGGCGCTAAAGGTGACCGTTTTGAAACTAAAACTACTTTGAAACCTAAGATTGACATTAATGACAAGGTAGTAAGTGCTCGTACTAACAAAAAGACTTCTGGTAGCACTGGAAAGCTTGAGTTAAGCAAGTTTAAAAAAGGTGGCTCTACTTCTGGTATGGCTTTAGCAAAGCATTACATGAATGCAACTAACGATGGTCAGAAAATGCCTTCCGTTAAGGGTAAAACTGGCAAAATTGAGCTGAGCAAGTTCAAATCTGGCGGACATGTGGCAATGACTTGTAAGAGTGAAGGTGGTTTCACTCAAATGAAGAAAATGGCTAAGTGCTAAAAAAATGGATGGGGGCTTCGGCTCCCGCCTTTTAAGGAATAGATATGAAACCTATTACAATTTCAGTGACAGGTGTTGGCGCAAGTTCGCCAATCATCATTAACACAAATGTAACCCCAGTTAATCTTGGTTTTGTTGCAGTTGTAACAGGAACTGTTTCCTCATTCACTATTCAATATTCTATGGATGACCCAAACTCATCTACAGGATTAGTGAATTGGTTTGCAACTTCTATTTCAGCTGCTAGTGCAACAGCAAGCGGAAATATACTTTATCCAGTTACAGCAGTAAGAACTTCCATTGCAACAGGAACAGGAAGTGTTGCTTTAACATTGACACAAGCTGGAATAGCTTAAATGCCAAGCAAATCAAAGGCTCAACACAACTTGATGGAAGCTGTGGCACATAGCCCTAAGTTTGCTAAAAAGGTAGGAATTCCGCAGAAAGTCGGCAAAGACTTTGCTCAAGCGGACAAAGGTAAGAAATTTAAAAGCGGTGGATTGTATGCAAACATTCATGCAAAGCAAGAGCGTATTGCGTCTGGCTCTGGTGAAAGAATGCGTAAAGCTGGTTCTAAGGGTGCGCCTACTAAGGAGGCATTTATTGAATCAGCTAAGACTGCCAAGATGAAAAAAGGTGGAGTCTCTCTTTCTGTTGGTCGTGGTGAAAAACTATCAACAAAAGAAGGAGCAGGACTTACAGCTAAAGGTCGTGCGAAGTATAATAGGGAAACTGGGTCGCATTTAAAGGCTCCGCAACCTCAAGGTGGTTCAAGAAAAGATTCGTTCTGTGCAAGAATGAGCGGTGTAGTAGAAAAGTCAAAAGGTGATGCTCCTAGAGCAAAAGCCTCTTTAAAACGCTGGAAATGCCCAGGATGGTAACGAATGAGTACAAGTGGAGAATACGGTCAAACAGTAATTACGGTTCAGAACCTAATCGACCATGGCGCTCGTAGAGCAGGTAAATTAGCTGAAGAGCTGACCAATGAACAAGTCAACGCTGCTAAAGACAGCTTGTACTATGTTCTCTCTAATCTTCAAAACCGTGGTATTCAGTATTGGGCAATTCAAAAGGTCATCTATGGCTTGACTCCAGATGAATACATTTGGAAGCTTCCAACACAAGTAAATGATGTCCTAAACGCTAACATCCGCACTGTTACACAGAATACTACTGGCGGTTATTCAACCTCTGGTAACGGTTCATATGCATTCGATGGTCAATACACCAATGTTTGCCAATGTACTAACAATACAAGCTCTATTGGAATTAATAATGGCTCTGGTAACCCAATTTATATGGCTACCATTGGCATTCTTCCTGCTATTTCTGCATCTGTAACTGTACAGATTCAATACTCTCAAGATAACTCTACTTGGACAACGATATATAGCCCTAGTGCAGTTAATTGGGAGCAAAATGTTTGGCTTTATTATGACCTTGACCCTTCTGTAAGCGCTCCTTATTGGAGAATTCAGCAGGTTTCTGGGTCAGACATGGCTGTTTATCAAGTAGTTTTTGGTTCAAACCCATATGAAATCCCATTGGCACGCTTAAACCGTGACGATTACACCAATTTGCCTAATAAGAACTTTACTAGCAACCGTCCGTTGCAGTATTGGTTCAATAGGACGATTCCTCAGCCAGAAATGTATCTTTGGCCTACCCCAAATGTGTACTATCCACAGATAGTAGCGTGGTGTGCTCGTTATGTTCAGGATGTTGGCTCACTTTCTGGTGAAATTGAGATACCTCAGCGTTGGTATTTAGCTATTCAAAACATGTTGGCTCATCAAATGGCTATGGAATTGCCTAATGTTGACCCTAATCGCATCATTTATTGCGAAGCTCAGGCTGAAAAGTATTTAAATCAAGCTGAACAAGAAGAGCGTGATAAGTCTCCTATTTACTTTGCGCCTAATATTTCTGTGTACACGAGATAATTCATGCCCAAATGGTTAGATACGCACGGAAACTCTGTTCTCACAATTGCAATCTGCGACAGATGCAAGATGAAGAGGGCATACAGTGATATTGGTCAAGATAGAAACTTGCCAGGGTTGCGTGTCTGCAATGAAGGCTGTAACGATGAGCGTGACCCTTGGAGGTTACCTGCTCGTGAAACTGAAAAGATTTCAGTCCGCTTTCCTCGCCCAGATGCAGATGTTGCTACTACAGGTGATGCAATTACGACTGACCCTAATATTGATAATGACCCAAATCAAGCACCAAATATCAATCCTACGCCAGTTACTGAAGGCGAATGGGGTATCGCTCCTGAAACATCAGAAGACGACATTGATGGCAACCTCGATAATCTGAGCCCATAATGAACCCAATTCTTCCTACCTTTGAGGTCTTTGTACCAGTAAAAATGGCTCAAGTAGCTATGACTACTAGCGTGGTTACTGTATATACAACTCCTGCAAGCACTCGCTCAACCATACAAGACATCATGATTGCGAATACTACAGCTGGAGCACTTACATACAATGTATTTTTAGTCCCAGCTACAGGTACAGCAGGAACATCAAATGCAATCTTTTACGGTGTTTCATTAGCCTCTAACACCAGTTATCATTGGTCAGGGACACAAGTTTTGTTCCCTGGTGACACAATTCAGGTGCAAGCTTCAGCTACTGGATTGACTATTTCAATTAGCGGTCAACAGGCTTCTTAATTATGGCAAATATACGCATATCGCAACTTCCAACAGCTCCAGAACCAATTAGCGGTTCGGAGTTAGTTCCTATTGTTCAGAGTGGTCAAACTGTACAAACTACGATTGCAAATATCCTCAGCGCTCCTACGCTGACTCAAACATTTATTACTCTTAACCAAGAGCCAACATTACCTAATAGTCGATACATAGCTGTAGGAAGCGGATTAAACCTTACAGACGGTGGCGCACAATCAACCTATAGTATCGGTCTAACTGGCGCTATTTCCACGATTAATACGCTTTCTAACGGTGTTTTAGTCAAATCTGGGTCTACGGTTATCAGTCGTTCTATTGCGGTCTCTGGAAGCGGTTTAAGCGTTTCTAACGGGGATGGCGTATCAGGTAACCCAACCATCGCTTTAACTGGCAATTTATTGACTTTAGCAAGCGCTTCTGGCTCTGGATTGGTAGCTATTAATGGTTCTAGCTCATTGAGCATTTTGTCCATTATTGGCACTACAAATCAAATTTCTGTTGCAAATGGCAATGGTGTAAGCGGTAGTCCAACAATTGCTATTGCCACTGACCCAGTATTGCCAGGCAATGCATCCGTAACTATTCCAGCTGGCTCAACATCAGCTCGTCCTACTGGTGTTAACGGAATGCTTCGCTATAACTCCTCATTAGGATTATTTGAAGGCTTTGCAAACAATGCATGGGGAACAATTACCACTGGTACAGGCGTAACTTCCGTAGGTACAGGAACAGGTCTAACAGGTGGTCCAATCACCTCAACAGGTACTATTTCTATAGCAGATACAGGGGTTACCGCAGGAAGTTATACCTATGCAAGCATTACTGTAAACGCACAAGGTCAGATTACTTCTGCAACCAATGGTACTACTACAGTTAGCTCATTTAGCGCTGGAACTACAGGATTTACTCCCTCTACAGCTACAACTGGAGCAGTCACCCTTTCTGGCACATTAAATGTGGCAAATGGCGGTACAGGAGCAACGACTCTTACTGGTTATGTATATGGCAATGGCACAAGTGCTATGACTGCCAGCACAACCATTCCTACTACTGCATTGAGTGGAACTGTGACTAATGCTCAGTTGGCAAATAGTTCAATTACTTTAGGTACAAC